AATCAGGGGTTTGTGAATCTGAAACCTCGCTCCAACCTGGAGTTTGTGTATCAGTTACTCCCGTCCAATTAGGCGTTTGTCCTGGTTGTATTTCGCCCCAAACCGTGAGCGTGCTAACTGCTCCTGTGCCATAAACTCCTGTAACGGTAATGTCTACATGGATTGTGACCGTTAAACTACCCAGACCACTGGTCATGGCGTCTTGGGTAACCGATATTACATTATTGGTTACTAAAGTTAAACTACCTAATGCCGAAGTTCCTGCTAATCCCGTAGGATATACATTGGCAGCACCAGTAACGGTTTCATCGCCTTGTGCTACTGTAGAAGCAGTACCACTAACTCCTGTAATTGCTGCTCCGTTAGCAACAACCGTACCTATGGCACCTGTACCTGCTACTCCTGTTTCCGATACAGTAGCTCCTCCTGTTGCAGTTACGCTACTAACTGCGCTAGTTCCAGCAACCCCTGTCTCTGTTACATTAGCTGCTCCCGTAACAGTAAGGGAGTTAACTGCTCCTGTACCAGCAACCCCTGTTTCCGCTACATTAGCGTCTCCAGTGACTGTTTCTGTGCCGAGTGCGGTAGTTCCAACTACACCTGTTTCGGTAACAATCGCTGCACCTGTGGCAACAACCGTACCGACAGAACCTGTTCCCGCTACGCCTGTTTCTGCTACATTAGCATCACAGGTAACGGTTTCAGTTCCTAACGCAGAAGTACCTGCAAGTCCCGTAAGACTTACGGTTACATTAACTACTGCAGGTTCGCCCCATGGACCTGAACCCCAAGTAGACCGACCCCAGCCAGCCATTCTTTACTAAGCGATTCTAATTACAGCGTTACTTGCATCAGCCGTTGGGAAGGAAATCGTAAAACTTCCTGCTGTAGAGGTTTTATCTCCACCAAAATCAAAAACCGCAACCGCAGGATCACCTGTAGCTGTGTCGTTGAAAATCATGCATCCTCTAGCCGTAATCGTACAGGTACCAAAAGTTAAATCAGAAAAATCCGTGAACGCTGTCGTTCCAGATGTAGTCGGAGCTACTTTAGTTAAAGTACCCCCTTTAGCTGTGTAATTGGTTCCTGTCGCTTCTTGGTTAGTGCTATACGCTGTAGTAGAAGCACTCATAGTAGCTGAACTGGTATAAAGAGCCAGTTTAAACGTATTACCGTTTGTCGCAAAGTTATGTACCGCCGTCATCAATTCACTTTTGAAAGACGTACACATTGCTTGAGTTATTGCCATTATAGTCTCCTAATAATATTAGCTAGGTCTTTTTGACCTTGTTTCTCTAATTGATTACCTATTGTACACATGTGGTTATTCACCGCTTCTTGCATATAATATGTAATCACCTTTTTGCATGTTTCTTTAAAAACATGAGCTTGTTCCCTTATGGGTGCAGGAGCTGTTTTACTGATAGAAATTATTTTATTAATTGCCATTTCCGCAATTTCCTCTATCGTGTGCCCTCTGTGATCGGTTGTGGTGACCCCAAGAGTTCCAACTTCTGTTTCTGAGTTAAGTGAAAACATTAGTATTTCTTAGGCTCCACAATTCCTTCTTGTATTTGTCCGTCGTGTCTTCCAACAAGTCCTATAGGGATAGCTTGTTGTTTTTCAACTTCTGACCATTTACAAATTTTTAATTCATCCTTTTCCATATACGTTACATATGGATCTTCTAGTCGATGATACCCATACAATTTTTCTTGAATCGGTACGTCAGCGTCTAAAAGTCCCGACGTTAAAGCTACTTGGACAATAATACCTGCATCTATACATTTTGCCAACCAAAACTCACAACAACCACGTCCTTGTTCCGCAAAATAGAGATTACCCTTATAAGTAAAATCAGCACCAAACATACTAACCCCACTTACTTTATTCCATAGGGCGAAAGCAATTGCATATGAAATTGTATTATTAAAGTATCCGCAGTCTAAATCTGTGACTACTTCTTTTATTGGGTATTCTTCTAAGGATTTTACACGCTTATCTAATTCACAGGTATAAATAGGATAATCAGCAACAGGTAAAGTCTCCCTCATCATAACTGTCATATTGCCTGCGTCACCTGTATCAAAAAAGCGACTAACGGGATCCAACACAAAAGCTCGGTCTATTCTTTTTAACACACCTATCATGGCATTAATTGCCCAAACCTCATCAAATTTTTTGCTGTGTGTTACCATTTTGTGATAATCTAATTGACTATTCCCCATAGCAATAATCGCAATATTCTTGCCTTCTAATTCTGGTATAGGTTCTTTTAACATTATTGTGGTGCCATCCTTACATTATCGTATCGAGACTCATCCCGTACGTCTTTCGATTCCCCTAGTGCTTTCAGCGTTGCAAGAGCTTCTTTAAATTTTTGTTCATACACCATAATTTCATCAGGAGCAGATTTCATAAAAATTGTTCCTTCCACTAAACAGCCATACAACATTGCATTAGAAGCATTGGTTGAAAGCCAGGTAGTACCGCTATCCCCAGCTGCCGTCAATGAGGCGGGTCTATAAAAATAATGTAATTCAAAAGTAAAATTACTATTTGGCGTAGGTGCCAATATAAACGTATCATCATCAAACTGAGCATAGTAAAGGGGTTCCCCAGTTGTGGCTACTGCTGGGGTATAATCTCGAATCCAGGTTACATGCTTCAGTAATAAATAAGTGTAGTTACTATCGCTGTCTACAACCGCTAAGCTGTACGGGGATAAATAATCACTTGGTGTAGCCAAATAGGTATTTCCCGAGGTTCCTGAACCCGTTGAATTCTTTCGAAATACAGGCAATTGTACGGATTTAAGAATCCGTTCTTCTGTTTGTTGTATAAATGTATCTAAGGTGCTAGTAAAAGTAGTTTCATCATTATCTAAATAATTCTGAACTGCTGTCTTTAAGCCGCTATAAGTAAATCCTGCCATTAGTCTGTACTCACTGTTAAGTCGCCTACCTCACCTGTTCCTTCTTCTCCACTAAACATAGTGCCTATGGGGTCGTCCGTAAACGTCATCATATTCGTTCCTGTTGCATCGATCACCGCTTCTGACGGATCAACTGTAGTAACTTTTCCTAATTGAGATTGAGGAAGGGGAACTTCAGGACGAGGTTGGTATAAGGCTTCTGCATCAGCTCCAACAGAAACAGGATCAATCTGTGGATTTTTAGGTTCGTAACATTCAGGGCATACTTTATTACCCTTCCAACTCATACGCATAACTCGATAGGGATATGCCCAACTACATGTGTCACAAACTGCTAAAGCATATTTTCCTGAGGCATACGCCATTAAATATACTCCCTTCTAGGAACTAAATGCACCACAGACCGATCTTCATCGTAACGCAATGCATTAATTAAGTCCTTTTCATATTGCTGTTGTAAAATCGGAAGTTTTTGCGTATTCTTCTTAAGACATAAATAATAAGCTAATCCCGAAACTAATGGAGGAATAAATCGACTGGGTAAATCAAAATCATTAACTGATGCCGAAGCATCTTCAATTCTTGTCCAAGCATAGTAAATGAGTTTATCCGTTGAGTTCTCGGGCGTAGGATAAAGATGAATCACAGGGGTTAAAAGTCGCTCTAACCAATATTCCGTGGGACGAGCCTTAATGCTCTTTGTTGGAATTCCAATAAATTCATTTCTATCAACACGGGTAAGCGGATAATCAGTAAGTGTACCGCCCACACTCTTTTGAATATAGGCATCCAAAATATCTATATCATAAGTATTGATACTGTATTCGCTAGTTCCTTCCGTTAATGTAGTAGTTACCTTTGCAACTTCCCACATTTGGACACCACGATTAGACCAGTCCGCAAACATAATATTTAACGAACGTCTTGCCGTAACTGCGTCATACGACGTGCGGGCTTCTAAACCCGCAAGTTCGTATGCTTCTTCTATTGCGGTCGCTACATTTAAACTAAATGTGCGAGTCCCTGAGGTCGCCATTGTTTACGATCCTGGGGCTTCGTAATACTTTAAAAACTCACACCAAACAGTGTATTCATTTCCTGCATCAGCCGTAGAGGGAATAACAAAAAGTACATCCCCTGTATAACCTGATGCTGCTGTATTCTTTAATCCTCCAAATGTACTAAAGTCAAAAGAATTATCATAACCCAATGTTAAAAAAGTTACGTCAGTAGTTGCATCCCAATCTAAAGATGCAGGTGCAGCACCAACATCACTTACACTGTACCATATCTTATTTAAAGATACATGAGCACAAGATTCACCATTTAACGTTGATGTGTTCAAACCAGAAACATCAACCAACGTGGTGCTACTTGCATTACCGTCTGAATAAACTGAACAGTAAACAATTAAAGTTTTCTCACCATCTAATTGATTAGTAGGACCTGTGACTGTATTAGCCATAGTTTACCTCCTATTAAGCGTCAGCAAATGGTGTTACTAATGTTCCTGAACCTAATAACTGTCCTGCCACATGGTATTTAGCACTTGCCATTGCGGTAAAGACTACAATACTTCCTACTAACCCACCTTTAGTGGTACCGTTTTGCGTAAACGTATCATTAGATGCACCAGAAATAAAGCTCTTACCCGCCGCACTGTCATCAATACCAGTATATGATCCACCAACAAACTTATCTGTACCATCAGTTGTAATGTCCATATCTGTAGCAGCCGTTACTACTATAAAAGTGAATTGGGCACCTAGATTAGCCAGTTGATTTGGATCTGTTTTATCAGCGGGTTCTGTCACCACAATGCTTGGAAGTGTAAACACTCCATCTGCATCATTACATAAAAGCGGTCTGCCTGCATGTGAAGCCACTGTAATTGTTGTATTAGCAGTTAGACTCACTACGGAGTTATATCCTGCATTGATAAACCCAGCAAGGGATCTTACTGGACCTGAAAAAGTTGATTTAGCCATCGTTTCCTCCTAACTAAAACCGCTACATCATCTTGGAGTACGTCTGCCGAGTCAGTTGATGTAACAAATTATCTCGGGTTAAAAAATCAAAATAAGGGGAGGAGTAAACCCCTCCCCGAATTCGTTACGCTCCTGGCGAGCCAAATATGCCTCTCCAGTCGCTCCAACCAAAGCTATAACGTTCTCTCGCCTTGTATCTAACATTTCCAGTTTCAAAGTCACCTTCCATGTTTGTGGATACAGGGGTACGAACAAAATGCTTCAGACCATTAGGTACGTCAGTTTTGACGAACCATGCATCAGTATCTGTCAGATAATGATTTACTGCGTATCCTTCTGAGACCATTCCCATGTTACGGATCGCATTAATATCGTTATCGGCAGTACCGACACGTCCTGGTGTTTCTAAGAGCCTGTCAGCTACAAATTGCAACGCGGCTGGAATTATTAATTTCCTAGCCATCGCATTGATCTTAAGATCTCTTTCATCTTTAAAAGCACTGATATCAATTAGTGCTTGTTCCAATGAAGTTTCGTTAAGATCAGCAGATGTAGATAACTCGTTCTTCATGTCTACATTACCTACAGTTGGGTGATCGGTGGTCATAAGAGCCTTACCGTCTCCTCCAACATAAGATGAACTAAAGCCGTTGTTTAAAACGTTAGCCGCTTTAACTTGCTTGCTTTGTTGCATCGAACGTGCTAAGGCTTTCGTGTATCGAGAAGAAAGTGTATCGTAGAGGTTATCTTCGATTGCTTCTTCTGTTAACGAGAAAGCTAAAGCTACTGTATCATGTGTATAACGAGCCGTCCACGCTTCCTGTGCAAAATCATAGACAACGGGTGCACCTTCTCCCTTAACGGGAGCCTCACTAAACCCAGTTAACATCACTTCTTCCTCAAAAGCTCTTTCAGAACTTTCTGTGTCAAAAATGTCTTCATGCTCACTGTTATAACGCTCGTATTCCAAACCAAAGAGCGCATGTAATCCAGGTACTAACTCTTTGACGAGTTGTGCTCTGTTAATTGCCATTATTTATCTCCTTAATTTAAACTGCGAACACTGAAGTCGGGAATGTGAAATAAGCTCTAGCATTAGCCCCAATTGAATTACTGGGGTCTAAGTTAAAGCCTACACACAGTGCTATCCCACTCGAAGTAGTTGCTGTTACACCCTCTTTCGATCTGCCGTTCGTTGAAGAACCTGCTGTCGTTGAAAGAGTGTACTTGCCGCCAATAAAACTTACCGCAGGGGTTCCTGCAGTAAATTGTGCTTCATATATAATCGCTGGATCGCGGTATACATAAGCAATAGCGTCATCACTACCTTGAGTAGCCGTACTTGCTGTCCATACTTTAGAAAACGTAGGGGTCCCGTCAGACGCATTATATTGTACACCATAAAAAACACCTGCTGGGGTATCACTCGCGCCTGCTTGTTCAATGTAACCACTATTAAGTTTCACTACGTCACCGCTATAAATAGCAGTTCCGTAGGCACTCGCGATTCTCATTCTTGCAGCACGAATTGTACCACCATACATGTGTTTAGCTGGTGTAAATCCATCAGGGGCATCTGTATTTGCCATAATTTACTCCTTTGTAAATATAGTGTTAATCATCGTCGGAATTAATCCTACTACCAAATTCGACCTTAGATGACCTATCGATGTCTCCACCTTTTAACGGCATCTTAGGGTCGCTTTCTCGCATAAAGTTGTGATCCACACCTTCCATTTGCGTTCGGGCTTGCTCATTAAAATAAGCACCCCTTTCCGCCACTGTCTCTAGTGGAACTTTAGCGAGAATTAATCCTCCAACCCCTATAACTCCTGCATGTATTCCGTTCTCAACAGTTGGAGCTTGAAACTCAGGATAATCTTCTGCTCTCACAGGTTCATAGCCTTCTCGAATACGTTTTGACATATTCGATTTGTCATCATTTCCTCTTGTTGATTCACGGATCCATCTGAATGAATATCCAGCTGGTGCGTTGGGTGCGTCTAACATAGACGGGGGTTGCCAAGGTTTTCTGCGAGTTTGAGTTTCTCGGGTCTCGGCAGAACGCGAGTTACGTTCTGTAGTGACTTCTGTATCAATTGTGTCTGTCATTTTTATACTCCAGGTTCGATATGCTTAGCATATTCTTCTAGTGGCACATTTAGTCTTTTCGCTATTGCGACTTGACTAGGTGTCAGCTTTACTTTGCGTGCGTTCTTTTTACCTGTAGCCCCACGGCTTGAAGCAGCAACCTGTTGCACGGGTCTAGATTGCTCGTTGGAAAACTTTTGTGGAAAATATTCTTGCATACGACTATCTACTTGAACATAGTAATCGTCTGAAGAAGGATCCATTCCCTGCTCCACCAATTCTTTATGAACTCCAAATGCTGCAAAAGTCATGGCTTGATCATCTCCAAACCATTTATTTTTGGAAGCCCAGGCTTCAGCTTTTGGATCGGGGGCAGGGGGAGCTTGAGACTGACTAGGGGCTTGAGCAGGTTGTTGCTGCGCCCGTTGTTGTCGTAATTGCTGCTGCGCTGATAACCGTTTAAGGTTCTCAGATTCAGCTGCCGATCGAGAAAGATTCTCGGTTGCGGTTGCAATTGCATCTCCATCTCCTAATTCTTGAGCGTCTTTTAAATTAATTTTCGCTCGTTCAAGATCAGATTGTATACGATTATCGTACTCTTTGAAAAGGGAAGAATCGGAATTCTTTAATTTTTCTTTTAATTGCGAATTATCCGTGTGTATACTTTGAGCATAATTTACAGCTTCATCTCGCTGTCTTTCTGCTTCTCGCATCTTATACGTTAGTTTGTCTATCCGTTTTTGTACGGAATCACTAACCTTATCTAATTCATCTTCTTCGACAGGGATTGCTTCAACTACTTCAGGTTCCTTCTCAGGAACAGTTTTAATTGAATCATCCACGTCGGCTTCGTGTATATCAACTTCGCCTTCGGGAAGTTCTAGTTCTATTTGCTCTGCTTCTTCTTGCATGGTGTCTCCATGATTAGTTATGATAAAATATCTTCGGGATCGTCAATTACGGCTAAGATCTCATCGTCATTTAAAAGACGCATATCGCCGCCTTCTATTTTAAAACGAGCCCCTGCGTAACGCCCAAAGATTACCCAATCGCCCTTTTTACACCAAGCTCCGTCAGGAAACTTACGAGAATCTCCATAAGCGTCAGGTCCAAGCGCAATCACATAACCAACAACGGTGGCAATACGTTCTCTGTCCACAGTTTCTTTAGCTAAGTGTATGCCGCTCTTTGTAACTCCTGGCATTGTAAAAGGTAAAATTAAAATACGATACCCCGTTGGACGAGGTAACTTATCTACGTGCGAGTCTAAATTTTCAGGAGTAATAATAGGTTGTTCATCATCACTTCCAAAGTTTGCTACTCGAGTTGGAACAGTTTCAGTCATCGGCATCCTCCATATTGGATTGTAAGGTTTGAATTTCCTGTTCAGCGATATTCAAACCTGCTATTTCACCCACTATCCTATGGTATTGTTCAAAATCTTGAATACTACCTGCGGCTAGTGTTTGTGCGAGAGCTTCTTTCCTCTCTCGATATTTACGCAGCAAATGCTCCGTTGCAACGATATAGTCCATTAATTACTTAATGTATCTATACCAAAGAAGTCCTTTAGTTTGACCGTAAGCGGCTTTGACTTTCGCCTTTTCGCCTACAACCTCACCTTCTGAATTAGTAATCACTTCTCCCGCTTTAACAGTCTTAGCTTGAGCAAACCCCTTGCCCGACGGCGTCGGAACTTTAGGATCTGGTCTATTCGTCTGTTTAGACGGTGAGGGATACTTATCATTGTCATAATAACTACTCATTATTTTCTCCTTTTCTTTTGACGTTTTTTAGCAGCTTTGGCTGCAGCTTTCCCTTTCTTTGTATAGGGATAATGTTTATTACCTACTTTTGGCATAATTTACTCCTTTTCTCTACTTTCCCGAACTGTTTTAACCAACTCGGTATAGTTCTTTTCAGCGTCGCGTTTATTACGCATTTCTAATTCTTGTAAATCAATCGCGGCTTTCGTGTCTTCTACCCTTTCTTTAGAGTCCAGTTTCTCACGCTCAATCTGTGCGTCTAACTCAGCTTTCATTAACTCGGTTTCTTTATTACGCACGTCCTCCATCTCTTTCTGAGATAATTGTTCTTTTTCTAATTGCAGTTGCTCTTCAAACATTTGTCGTTGTGGATCAGGTGTTTGCATGGCTTCCGCTAAGGCTTGTTCTTGTCCCGTTACCTGTTGTGTCGCTTCCGCCGCAGCTACCGCAATTTGACTTTCCACTTCAGGAGGAATCGGTTGCCCAGGAGGGGGTAGTTGCATTCCCTGTTGTGCCAGAATGCCTTCAATCTGAATTCTATACTTCAAAGCGTTATGTTGTTGAATATGAGCTTGAAGTGCTGCACCCGCTTCGGGGTTTTCTGCGGTATTTGGATTTTGCAAAAAAGCTACGTGCGCTGCAATATGCGCATCGTGATTCTGTTGCGGAAACGCCTGTAATGGAGATTGTAACAAAGAATTCATATTTTCTTGTACGGGATCCGTAGGCACTGCTTCCGCTTCAGGGGGAAGAATCGCATTAATATCTTTTACGTTTAACGCCAAGTACATTTTACGATACGCCTCACGTAAGTCGTGTAATTCGGGAGCGGACTGCGCCATTTGCAATTGTGTTTGCGCTAAGGTGATTCTTTGCGTCATGCTAAAGATATTTGGGTCGCTCACAGGAATTACATCCACGCTGTTGTCAAAATCTTGTTTAAATACGCTTTCTTGTGCCCCTTGTACTTGATACGGATATTCAGGGGGTAAAAACTCTCCAAAAACCCGTTTAAGGATTTTAAACTCAACGCGTTGCGCAAAATGCAAACGTTTATGAATCGCGGACATCACTCGTTGCCCTTTCTCTAATAAGGCTACCGTCGTTCCAACTGGAGCTTCCGCATTGCCGTCTCCTGTGGGTTGTTCTACCGTAGCGGCAAATTGTTTGCCCGAATCCACTAAAGAAGCTAATAAACTGGTTAATGTTCCACTAGGATCCTTGTACGGTAACGGCATAAACGCATCGGTGAGTCTACCTCCTGGTACGTCCACGTCTCGCCACTCCCCTGGTTGAATAGGGTCGTCATGGCGTTGAATGTTGAGTCCTCGAGACTTAAACCCTGCGGGTAAGTTTGAGAGAGTGCCCGCATCTATCAATTGACGCAAAATTGCCGTTACCGACTTAGTTAATCCGCCCATCATGTGAATAAGCCCAAAACCGTAGAAGCCCAATCCTGGTAAAAATTTGTAATGGGTGAAATATTCAATTTTTTTCCGCATTGGGTCATCGGGATTGTAGTTGGGGCGGATCGCTAAAATATCATTCGTGTCTTTGCAGATAGTAACCAGATAGGGAAGCCCTAAACCTGTTTCTTCTCCGTTTTCGTCGGTATCTTCAAATCCTTCTAGGTCTAAATTAACGTGAACTTCTAATAAGGTGTATTCTTCGTCACTGATCGTGCGAGAAATTCCCTGAAGCTTGTCGATTTTATCGTCGACCGTGGTATTTTCTACATTAGTAGAAGGAGAACTCATTTCGATGTCTCGATAGAACCCAGAAAGTTGTAATTTGCGTAAATCGTTTTCCGCCATGTGAATTACGTGCGTAATTCGCGGAGCCGTCAGTAAATCGACGGCGTAATAGGGCACTACTAGGTCTTCTGCCTTAATAAAGCGTGCCGTAGCGCGTCCTAAACCAGGATCGTAGTAAATTTTCTTAAATGCGGAGCCTGATAAGGGCAAATAAAACAATAATTGGTCCATTTCAGGGTCAAATTCCTCCATTTTGTAGGTAATTTGATAATTCATGAAATTTTTGACCCGATTTGCCTTTTCTAACTTCGCGTCGCTCGAAAGTCCCAACACTTCGGTGTCAACGGGACCGCCAAGGGGTAATAATTCTTTATAGGCTTGTGCCTGAAACTGGGTCACGGCTTCTGCGAGGATAGGATGGTGCACACCCGACGCCCCAACAAAAGGCTCGGAGCGATCTTCAATATTAATACCTAACAAATCCAAGCCTTTACTAAAGGTTTCAAACCAATCGTCCCGTGAATCTAAATCTTCTTGATATTGTGCCGTGAGTTCAGAAGCAATGGTATTAAGTTCCCGTTCGTCTAAGGCTTCCGCTAAGTTTTCTCCGAATTCAACACTCCCGCCTACACTGGGATCGGAACCAATCACAGCGGAACCGTCTGGCTGCATAAAGACTTCCGTGTCTGCCCCATTTTGTAGGGGTTGCTGCATAATTTCTAATTCAATATCCTCGTCGCTGCCTGGAATGATGTTTAAAGGGGATTTTTCAATAGCCATATCTGCAAACTTTACTCTTTATTTCATTAATAATAAACCCATTGACGCGGGGCGTGACTCTCTTCCTCTTCATAGTCGGTACTCAATGCTAAGAACCCACCCTCTCGAAAACGAGCTAGGGCGAGGGTTGTAGCGTCTACGAGGTCGTCATTTTCACCGTTGGGAAAGTCCGAAACTTCTTCCATTAATTCTTCCCCAAAACGGTTTTCTGGCACCCAAATGCGCCCGTCTTGAAAAATAGGACTGACCGAATTTAAACGCGCTATTTTATCCTGCCCTTTGGAAGGCGAAAAGGTGTTCACAGGAATCCCCACGCGGCGCAATTCCTGTACCAGTGGAATCCCTGAAGCCTTGGTTTCTATGATCACAATATCGGGTTCCCAATATTCGTACAAACGCAACGCTTCGGTTTTTAATTCGGGAAAATCAAAACGCTCTTTAATGCAATCAATCAAAATTAAATGCGCTTCCCCACCCGCGTACAGGTCGTCCTCTATTTTACCCTCGGGGTACCAAACACCCCAAGTGGTGATCGCCGTGAAATCCGCCCGTTCACTTTTTAGAAAGGCGGTGTCGTAACTTTGAATTAAATAATCGCACTTCGGGGGTTTTTCTTCTTTCCAAATTTTAAACCATTCTTTCGGCACGATGGAAATGCCTTCACCCGTGGGTCGCTGCATGTATTGCGACGCCCATTTGGACGGGCTCACGGAAGCCTTAATACTTTGCAGTTCGCCTAGCGACCAAAAACCTTCCCAAAGGGACTTGCCCGAGGGCAATATCGCAGGAAATTCGATCAAGTGCCATTGATCTGCTTCCGAATCCTGCGCCATCTTTTTAATCAAGCGTCCCGTTAAATCTTTCTTGGACCATCTCGTCATTACAATGACAATCGCTCCGCCTGGTTGTAACCTTTGTCGGGGACCCGCCATAAACCACTCGTAGGCTTCGTCCATGGCTTTATCCGACATGGCGTCTTGCTCCGAATGTGGGTCATCAATAATGAACAAATCCGCACCCCTACCTGCTAACGCGCCGCCAATTCCTGCGGCGTAATACTCCCCGCCTTGGCTGGTTAACCATTTACCCGCGCTACGACTATCTGATTTTAAGGAAGTATCGGGAAACAATTCGTGATAGTCGTCACGGTCAATTAAATCCCTAACCTTACGCCCAAAGTTAATGGCTAAGTCGGCGGTGTGGGTTGCTTCAATAATCTTCAGTTTAGGGTTCTTGCCTAATAGGTAGGCGGGAAACAAATGCGACGCAAATTCGGATTTGGTGTGTCTAGGCGGCATATTGATAATTAAGCGTTTTAATTTGCCCTCGGCAATTAGATCAAACGCCGCTGCCATTTTCTGGTGGTGGTCTCCATTAATAAAATCGCTCCAAATGGATTTAACAAACTCCATGAAGGTACTGGTGGAGTGTTCCTGGAATTCGCGTTTACTGAGTTCTTCCAGCAATACCGTAAACTCTTTGGCTTCGGCTTTGCCTAAATGGGAAAGGTCAATGTTCTTAAGAGACTTAAGTTTGTCTGCCTTGGTTTGTTCTGCCATTACAGCTTCTTATATAATTCGTCTAGTTTAGCTTGTATTTCCTGTATGCGTTTCCTGGATTCTCTCATCATCTTTTCTCCCCCTTTTATATCGGGTTCGTAGCCCGAACGCATTCCTTCTTGATACTGATCATCTCCTCTACGCACTTTGGCCTGATGACCTTTTTTCCAACGGTTCAGTTTTTTTATTTCTACCCGAGCCTTACGGGCGGTTTCCTTTGCAGAAACTTGGGTTGCCCTTTGTCCTGTTTGAGTTAACGGGGGAATTAATAATCTTTTTATCATCTCCCTATCGGTTTCAGAAAGACGGGTGGTTCTGGAAGGGGCAGGTCGGGGTGGACCTGCTGGTGGTTGTTCAATATTGAGGGGACCGCGTGGACCGCGTTTGGTTACGACGGGATCTTTAAGCTTAGGTAACGGATTTCGACCTACCGCGTCTGTACCCACTCTGGAACCTGAACGCCCTAGTTGAGTTAATGGACCAAAAATAAGTCTTCCTAGTCCTGTACGTTCTACAACATCTGTACCCACTCGTGCACCTGATCTTCCTGTAAGTCGCCGCCCTACATCACTTAAGGGAGGAATAATAAATTTTCTAAAATCTTTACCTACTGCACCGTGGGCTTTATTTAATAAATCTGGTGGCAAACCCTTCCCACGTGAACCTCCCCTCGTTAATGCTAATAAACTCAAACCCCCCATAATTTTCAAAGCCCTCCTGGCTTCGTCGGTATCGTAAAGTTCGCGCTCCGCTTCCTGTTGTCGGAGCTGTTGGTCAATCTGAAACTGTTGCTGTCCGCCTGCGCTTTCGGCTAACTCCGCGAATAATTCTTCAATCC